CCTCGAAACACCTACGTTGTATTTTGCTATACAGTACCTTTGCATACTGCTTATTTCTTCTTTGCTTTTCTGATTGCATCTCTGAGTTCTCTTTCATAATTTTTTATAAAGAATTTATTGACCGCCCTTCTGCCTAGTGCAAAGAATTTAAACTTGGGATTGTCATAACTTACGCTTCGTCTGTTTAAAGCTACCAATAACTTTGGCTTACTATTTTTCTTTAGTTCGTATAAACCTTTGACTCCATTGATGTCTAGTATCTTGTTGTTCTTATTATTTACCAAACTTCTAAACTTAGCTTTAGTTAAATTACCCTGATTAGTCAGACCTACTCTATTTCTGAATGGTATAGGTATTGCGAAAGACTCTCTCCTGATGCCACCAAATACTTGCTTTTCTAAATACTTTGCTTGTTCTTTAAGGATATAAACATTACCTTCTAAATTTGTTTTATGCGATGGTTTTACAAATACACCTTTCTTCGTAAATCCTGCCGCACCTTTTCTAAAGGTATTGTCCATATCTTTTTGTAATTGCCTTCTAGTTTGAAATGCAGTTTTATTAATTGCTTTAGATGTTGCAAAAGGTATTTGTTTCTTTTGAAAAGAAGTTAGACTTTTATTTATTTCTTTAGTATCTGCTTTTATATTTATTCTCATAATACAGATGGTGCGATGATAGGAGAAAATATATCAGGGAGAGAACCACCGCACCACATGAGCATTATATATTTCTTTCTTTATGTTCAACAATGTTTTTGCACCACCAATATAGTTGTGCATCGTTCAATGTTGATTTCATAAAATTAACAGTACGACATACCAATTGGATATTGCCAACCACATAACCTTTATCAGAATCTTTACGATCTATCGAACAAGCATAATCTGTACTACCACCACCACGATGCCATGTCATATTCACACCTGACAAATTGCATTTACCTTCTTGAATGTCCCATAATTTAAATATGTAATCCAACTCTATATCCCATTCGATATCCGACTTTCTTCTGCTGGATTTAAGTTGTGTATATAAAAGATTTAGATAGGTATATGGTGTTTGATTTTTGGCTTTAACTCTTTTCTCTTGAGTACAGGTTCTACATTCTGTCCTAGAATAATCGCCCTTGGTATTGCTTCCTTGCTCGAACATATCTGCTGATAAGGTTCGTAAGCAATAACTACATTTCTTCTTGCCCATTCGTTTTAGCTTTATAGGAAAGTATTGTAGGTAATAAACCTTGCTTTGTCAGTTTTACAAATTCTAAAAAGATATCGTGATCTATCATGTTAAGTAATTCATCTGCTGATAAGACAATTGCATATTTGCCAAACTGTTTTTGTACATTCTTTTTTCCAGCTTGATCCTTGCAAATAAAAACTTCTCTATCTGTTTCTTTGTGTTTCAGTTTCCAAGTATCAACAGGTAATGGCATGACACCTTCTTTAAGCAATTGATTTTGTAAAGACTTCCATGCTCTAAGCATCATACTTGCCATTTTCTCTAAATCCCTTGATTTATCAGGGAATGAAAGCGATAGGTTGTATTTAGTTTGTGCTAGTTGAAACCTTTTTTGGAATTCTGTATTAACTAATCTGACAGGTTCATCAACTCCAAAGTCAGTAATTAATTGCCTTTGAATCGAATTAATGTCTTTTATTATTTCTATTACAGATTCAGAATACATATTTTTATAAAGGTTTTGGTTTCATAGTTTTGGTTTTATTGTTCGGAAAAACAATAAAAACCAACCATATTTCGTTGAAAAGGTTTTGAATTTGATGAAATTTAAACCAAAAACAAACCATTTTAAGACCAATTTATATTTTCATCTAGTAATTCAGCAGTTCCATTTTCATTTATATATCTTGTTTTTATTTTGATTTCTTGTTTACCAAAATTGATTAAAACAATTTCATGACAATTTAAAACTTCTAAATATTTTAGAATTTGTTTTTCTTCTCTAGCATTTTCAGTAACTTTAAATTCGCAAACTATTGGCTTGTCGTAGTCTAAATATAAAATTAAATCAGGTCTTATAGTTGTCAAAGTTTCATTTTTATAATAAACAACATAGCTTTTTTGTCTTTGAAAACTTATTTTTCTTAAATTACATTCCATACAAAAAGCAGTTTCAAATACACTTTCCGACATACCGAATGGTGTATGTGTAATTACTTCTTTTACAATATCAACAATTATACTTTTACTTTCTTCATTCATTAAAATATCTCCGAATTGTATTCATTAGTTTGATAACCTTTGCCTTTCTCATAAGTTAAAACTTCTTGATCTACTAATTTTCTTAGCCAAGTTTTTACTGTTGAATCATTTAGTTTAGTCAATCTTGTTATCTCTGCTTGACCTAACCATACTGTTGCTGGTTCGTCTGCTTTATCCTGAACAGTTCTAATTGCATCAATAATTGTTTGTCCTTTTTCAGATACTTTGGTTTTCTTAGGCATATCACCAGCATCAATAATCTCTAATGCACCTGATGTCATGTCGTGGAATGGTAGTTTCTGTTCTATAAATTTGAAGTTTTTTGGCATTACAGGCTTACCATCTTTGACTAATGTTTGGCTAAACTCGACAAACATATCGCTACCAAGATTAGTTCTTGCTACTCGATATTCCCAATCTACAGATGCTTGTATTACAGAACTTCCTCTTGCCCTAGATGATGTGCCATGCCCTGTGTGATGCACAATGCAAATGCAAGTAGAATACGAATCTCTAAGATCATCAATTCTTTCGATAAATGCTGACATATCTTCTGTAGAGTTTTCATTACCAGCACCAAAGTTTCTTTGCAAAGTATCAACGACAATCATTCTGACTTTGCCTGATTCATCTTGTGTTCTGTCAATTGTGTCTTTTAATAATTGATGGTCTTTATCGTCTAATAATCTTGCACCCCTTGTAGATATTAATAATGGTGCATCTTTAACTCTTGTTGCATTTAACTGTTGCCATGCCAAGAATCGTCTTGAAATGGCTCTCATACCCTCACCAGCTAAATAAACAACCGCACCCTGTTCTGTTTCGTGTCCATGCCAATCACGACCTAAAACGATATTACAAGCTAAATCTACTGTTACAAATGATTTACCACTTTTAGCTTGTCCAAAAATAGCTACAACAGAATCTTCTTCACATATATCTTTGACCACCCATTTAGGCGGTGTGATGTTCTGCATGATGTCATTAACCTGAATTAGATCAAAAGAAACTCTTTTTTTGATTTGATTATTCAAACAATAATCCAAGAACTGTTGTGATGATGTAAAGAAGTCATTTACCTTTGCATCATATAAATCATCTTTATCTTTAAACTCTCTTGGCGGCTTTACAATGATTACTTCTGTAGCTATCTGACTAAGTTTCTCTTTTAGTTCTTCAGAACATTTTTTACCAGCTTCATCATTATCAGGAAAAATAATAACCTTTCTATCTTTTAATGGTGTCCAATCTTGTTTGTCTAAATTATTAACACCACCATGCCATGTACAAACATCGCCATCGTATATGCTTTTACAACCTAATAAGGCTTTTTCTCCTTCATTGATAACCACATAATCTTCAGGCTTTTGATTCTCACAATAAATAGGCAAGATGCCATCAGGTCTTTTCATTACCCATTGATCTTTGATCTTAGTAAATGGTGCGTATTTTTGTTTTATGTAATGTTCGTTAGGAAACCGCATTACACAAAAAGAATCAGAATAACGCAGATATACGACAGACTCAGTTTTAAGCTGGTACATATCTTTATCGTTAAATGTTCTTGTAGGCTTTGTTGGTGTTTGTGTATCTATAGGTTTGTATTCTTTTAAAAAATCATCAGGATTAAGACCACGATTCTTAATAAATTCTATGAGTCCATAACCTTGATTATTTTCAAAGTCAAAGAAAGTTCCTTGTTCTAAATTTAAACAAAGACTCCCTTTGCTTCCCCACCGATAGTAAGAGCCATCCTTTTTAGATGGCTCTCCTAATATTTGCACCGCTATCTCAGGTGCGATTTTCTCCCAATCTAATTCCATCAATCATTAAAATGGAATATCACCTGAATCCAATGTATCCAATACAGGATGTGATTCTTTGGTGTCACCATCTGACGTAGGGAGAAAATTATCATGTTGGCTATTGCCATTTTGATTGTCAGATGGTGACTCGCTATACCAATCAGGTATAACAAATTCTGCTGGTCTATCTTTCATCCCAACAAATTCAAAGTGTGGAATTGATGTAGCACCTTTTCCAATTGAAATACTTTCAGAACCTGTGTATTTGACTACAGGCAATTTACCTTCATTCTCAGGCTTTTGTGTTTCTGCATAGAAACTAGCACCCATTTCTTGAAAACCTTTGTATTCACCGAATGAATGTCTTTGCCATAAAGAAACAGGATGTTCGATATTATTAGAACCTTCTACAAATTTAGGCAGTACCCAAACTGAAAAGGCTTTTTTATATTCTTCGTCAGGTCTTGCTACATTATCAAATAAATCTTTACCCCAAATGTAGCTAAATCCTTCACCTGATGTATATTTACCCCAACCCATAAGCATAGTAGCTGGATCAATCATAAAATAGTTTGCATCTATTCTTTCTTTGCCACGATACCAGCACTTCTCTTGAAAGTGATGTTTTAAATATGGCGTGTCTTCTGAATCAAAAACAAATGGATTATCTGTCATGTGTAATATCTCCTTTAATTAATTTTAAATAACAATGTTTTAAAAACTCAATGTTCAGTTCAACAAAAGGTTCTAGGTCTAACGCTTCTTCTTCCTTAACAGATTTTTCTGTTAGATAACGAAGCCAAATGTTAGTACAGAAGTCCTGAAAGTGAACATCATCTTCTAAACGATAGTGTCCATTTTTTAGTTGTTCTGTCATTGAGTTTTCTCCATGAAGTGACACCATAAACTATTAGTTATTTTTTTGTCAATAATAATTGTAAAAAAAAAGCCACCCTTTGAGGTGGCTTTTAAAAAAATTTTTACTCTAACCAAATAATTTACTTTTTACAGGTGACCATGTTACTTTTTTACCACCAGCAATTTCATCAACAATCCTACTTATGTCAGATATATCATTTTTAAGGATTTTAAAAGTCAATCTCCAACCTTTTCCTGCTGGTAATGCAAGTTCACGACTGACATAAGTTTGTGTCAAAAAAAACAATAATGCTTTTTTTGTTGGCTCGTCATTGAAATAACCATCAACAAATTTATTATCTTCAACGTGCTTACCTTGTGCAATAATTTTACAAATACTTTTTTGAATAGTCTTGTACAGAACTTGCTGGTTTGGATGTCTTTTTTTGTTAGTCATAATTTTCTCCTTGTTAATTAAAATTATATTGTAAAGATAGCAAATTCACAGAAAATTACAACTATTATTTGCAAAATATATAAAAAAAAATTTTATAAAACTATTGCGATTTTTTTATTAATAGTTTTAAATGTCTTTTGTAATTATCAATAAAGGAGAAAATTATGAAATTTACGACAGCAGAACTTCAAGTATTATCCAATCTTGTGGACATTAATCTTACAGGTATCGGTGATGAAGCATTAGCAGAAGAAATCAAAAGTGATTTTGGTTATTTTAAATTAAAATCTGTTAAACAGGCTTGGAGTATATCCGACAAAATTAACGAGCAACTATCAAAACAACTAAGGAGAAAATTATGAAAGAAAATTTATTTAATATAAACGAAATACAAATAACAGGTATTAGGTATGACTTGCCTGATGGTAGGTATGGCAATATTCGTTTTGATGAATTGCTTTGTATTCTTAACAAAGAAGAAAGGGCAAAAATTATGAGCATGGCAAGAACTTTAATAAATGATGATCTTTATCAAGATGTTGTTAAGGAGATAAAATGAAAGCACTAATAGTTAAATGGCAAGACACCAATAAATATGTCTTACACGTCAAGTCCAACAATGATCTATTGCTGGAAAGAAAAAAACAACAACACGAACATTTAAATCCTAAGATTGTATCTTGGGATGAATGGGAGTTAATCCAGCTATGTCAATGATCTACAAAGTACAAGACAACTGCATCGAAGGTTATGAAGGTAATGTATTGGTATCTTTGCTGTACATTACCGATCCTGTTGCAAGGGCAAAATATATTTTACAATTACACAATTCAGGAGAACTATCACAATGAGCAATACAGAAAGAGTAAATGATGAATGGATTTATTATGGTACTAACTATCATTTTAAATTTACTGACGAGAAGTATCATAGGTATGCAACTTTAATTGTTAAGCCGCAACACATTGAATTATTATCCAACAATACAGATTTGCCTGATGCAGAACTTAAAAAGGTTATTGTTGAAGAATGGTTTGGTTTGGAGAATGACATGACAAGAGAAGCTAATAACAAAAAAAGGAGAAAACAATGATAAATCACTTAAGTCACTATGGTTCTTTTATTTATACTGTACCAGCCGAATTTACTAAAAAAGAACTAAAAGAATTGCATAAAAGCGTTTTGTTTCATTATGAAGCCGAACAAAGATATATTGGCAAACGCTATATGGGAAAATATTACAGTTCAAAAAATGCTGATTTGCATATTAAAAAAAGTAAATTGCTTAAAACAATTTTAGAAAAAATAGAACGCATGCAAAAAGAAAAAAAATGAGAGAGCCTAAAGACCTAATCATCTTATTATTGCTTGGCATCATTTTGACTTTTGTTTGGAACTTAGAGATTTATTTAGTATAGGAGAAGTATATGAGTTATAACAAAGAGAGAAAATCAAAAACGATTTCTTGTCGAGTTAAGCCAAGCACATACCAAAAGTTAGAAGAACTTATGGATAGTTTGTTTATAGAAAACACAGGTGATTTTATAGAGTTTATTGTTGAACATTGTGAAATAAAAAACAAAGGACTTTTAAAAGAGTATCAAGAAATTATTAAGCAACTTGAAGAAAGGAAAAGTTTTTATAAAGCTAATTTAGAAGTCAGTTTGCAACTTAAAAATGGATTGGAAAAAGATGAGCCACCCTGTTAATGACGAGATACTAGACCGCCTAAGAGAAGAAGGTGAAGCATTGGGATATACAGGAGAAGTATTAGAGAAATGGATTTGGATGAAGTTTCATCAATTACCTGAAGGAGAGCAATGAAAATTAACAAATTATTAGAAGAAGGATATACAAAAACTTTGCCGAAAAAGTGGACAGATGAAGATGTTAAGTTGCTAAAAAAATATAAAAAAGAAAATTTTGGATTTTCTGAAATTAGTGGTTTGTTAAACAGAAGTGAAGTTTCTGTTAGAGTTAAATGGAAAAGAATTAATAAAAAAAATAACACATATAATAAATCTCATATAAAAGAAAAATATGATAATAACCTTTATTTCATAAACTATATAAAACCAAGAACTATTTTAGATGTTTTTGCTGGAGAATATAGTTACTACGAAAAATTAGAAAAAAAACTTATAAAGATAAATGAAAACTTTTTTACTAAGATTGTTACTAATGATAAAAGCGTAAATAAAGATGATGGCAGTCAGCATGATTACAAAATGGACTCTTTGAAATTGTTATGCTACTTATATTATAAAAATGAAAACTTTGATTTAATTGATCTTGATCCCTTTGGTAGTGCTTATGAAAGTTTTGACTTAGCAATAAAAATGGCAAAAAAGGGAATTATTATTACCTATGGTGAAATAGGTCATAAAAGATTTAAAAGGTTAGATTTTGTAAAAAGATTTTACAATATAAAAAATTTAGAAGATTTCACGAAAGAAAATTTAATTTGCAAAACACAAGAAATAGGTTTGCAAAATAAAAAAAATTTAAAACCAAAAATAATTTTTGAAGCTAGAAATATTTTAAGAGTTTATTATGAAATTTCAAAAAACAAAATTGATGTTAGAAAAAACAAAGAAACATTTACAAAAGAAAATTTTGAAAAAAATTCTAGTTCACAGGAAGATATTACAAAAGATTTTACAAATTTATTTACAGGAAAATTATGAAAAAAAATAATAAATTAGAAAAACAAGTTATGGCAGATGGCATTTTGTTATATCTTGAACAACTTAACCAAAAAGAAATATTATCTGTTGCAGATAAAAAAAAATTTAATACTGCTCTTGATATTGCTTTGAAATACAACTTAAAAATTATGGATTGGGAAAATGAAAGAAAATCATAAAATGCAAAATTCATGGGAAGCCATGAGCAAGGCAAGGACAGAAAAATACCAAGCGTATAAAAAAGATGTCATGCCAATTATCAAAGAAATACAAGCATCAGGTATAAAAACTTTACAAGGTATTGCTGATGCTTTATCAGACAAAGAAATCAAAACTAGGTATGGCAAAGATATTTGGCATCCATCACAAGTTAAGAATTTATTGGAACGATGAAAAAGAAATTAAAACTACTACTCAACAATTCACACGACAGCATCTATGTTGATTTTGCTGATTTCAGATGCGTGTTTAAAGAACATGGCATTACTTGTGTTTATTTGGTTAGTAGAGAAGAACCGATTGAATGCCGCGATTCTGTAGATGAAATATCAGACCAAGTTTATAAATATTATGGCCAAAGTTAAAAGAACCTTTAGCAATGCAGTCAGAATGCCATATCAGGATGCCATAGGTATAATATTGAAAGTTATTGATTATCACAATGAACAAGCTAGGAAGGATTTTGGCAACCATCAATTCCATAGCAAACAAGCAACAGTTTTAAAACTCTGGCTCATTGATCTAAAAGAATTTATCATTAAGCATGAAAAAAAAGAATCCCTATCAGTACAAACAACCAAAGAAGAAACAGGGAGAGAAAAAGTTTTATCAAAGTTTGATGAAAATGTATAAACAAAATAAACAAGGAGAAGAAGATGAAAACAAAAAAAATTGACCATACTGCTGAAGCTGTTGGAAAACTAACACCTGATTATGAAATCAGTTGTAGTTTGTTAGAGCCAATAATTACAGGACAAAATCCCTATCAAACTAGGAATCAAGTATTAGAGAATTGTCATAAAGCCTTGAAAGGTGAAGATATAAGAATACCTACTAATAATTATATGGAAGTTGGAAATGTCTTAGAAAAACCTGTAGCTGAATTGGCAGCTAAAAGGATTGGCTTATTGGATATACAATTAGTAGTAGAAGAAGCTGTAAGACATAATAAGGTCACACTAAATGGCTCAATAGATTGTATTGGTGTGGCAGACAATTTATTTATTACCAAAGATGTAGATAAAGGTTTTTATTGTCCTGAACTTGAAGATGGTGAAGGCATGAAAGTTAATGGTAAAGGAGTTGTGGAGATAAAAATTACCAATGCACCATTAAGCGAAAGCCTACCAACCTATCGTGGTGTTATACAGGTAAAAGGTTTGATGGCTATTACCGAATATTCTTGGGCGGTAGTGTGTGTTTTGAATGGTTCTGATCTAAGAATGTATTTCTATCAACGTGATGAACAATGGGAGAAAGAAGTGCTTGAACCTACAGTCATAGACTTTAACAACAGGATTGCACATTGTGATTGGTATGATCCTTTTGATACAAAGGAAGCCGGTTATATCACACCGCAAGACAATGGCGAATCTACTGAACTAACCAAGCAGGACCAAGTACAGATAGACAACATTATGGCTTGGGAAGCACAGATAAAGAACCTAAAGGACAATATCGAAGAAGCTAAGAAAAGCATAATGATGTCTATGAAAGACGCTAAGGAAGGCTATTCTGAGAGCCATAAGGTCGTGTGGCAGACAATTAATTACAAAGCACAACCTGAGAAGGTAGTGCCTGCAAAAGAAGCCTACACTTCAAGAAGATTTAGTATCAAAGAATTACCAAAAAAAGATTAAGTTTTTGTTGCAATAGTTGTAAATATTATTAATATAATAATCATAATTTACAAAAAAGGAGAAAATTATGACTGAGAAATATAGAAAAGGTAATGATGCTAAAAAGCTAGGTGCTCTTAATGCAGTTAATTTACTTAAAGATAGCTTGAAAAATTACCAAGAAGCACAAAAAAGAAACTCAAGAGCAAAAGATGGTAATTATAAATCTCTTGACCTTAAGTATTTGGCTGATGCTCTTAGAGGAGTGGAACAACAAGTACAAAGTGACAATTACTATGATGAAGGAGGTGCTTAACGGCTAAAAAGATTTAAAAAATAACTAATTCCCCCTTAAGAGAGTCAGATAGAAATATTTGGCTCTCTTTTTTTATGTAAATAAATAAAACAATAGTTGTAATTCTCTGTCAGTTTGCTATATTTACAATATAATTTTAATTAACAAGGAGAAAATTATGAAAATAACTAAATTAATAACAAAAACTTACTACGAGTACAAAGGATTTGGAATTATAGAACACCATGCTAATCATCAATGGTTGGCAAACACTATAAAAGTAGTAGATGGCAAAGGTGCATCATTCACACCTTACTTTAGAGAAGTAAATACTCTTGAACAAGCCAAGTCATTTGTAGATAGAATGATAAAAGATAAAGACTTTTACTCTCTATGCAGAAAAAAGATAGATTGATTTTTTTCTTTAGGAAAGCCACCTAATCAGGTGGCTTTTTTTTATGTAGATCAATAAGATAATTGTTGCAATTGTTGTAAAAATCATTAACATAATAGTTGTAATTATCAATAAAGGAGAAAATTATGACTAAATTATTTGATGGTATAGCAGAAGCAGATTTTATTACAGGTGATAAATCTGATACTTCTTCTATTAGAGAAGTCAATTATCTTGAACAGGCAAAGCCTTTTTCAAGTTCTAAAAAAACAGATAAGCCTTTTAAGTGTGAAGCTTGTAATGGTTCAGGTATCTGGAAAAAATCTTATCACTATGCTACAGGTGAAGTTAAGACTTTTGAAAATACTTGTTATAAATGCAAAGGTTCAGGCGGTTTTATGACTTCTGCTGAAGATAGACAAAAAGCTAAAATCGACAGAAAGAAAAAAAGACGTGCTGAAGAAAACGCTAACTTTGATTCATTTGCCAAAGAACACAAAGAAGTTTGCATTTATATTTTAGAGAATACTTGTGACATGGCTCGTAAGTATGATGATTGGAATAAATTTATGACCGACCTTGCTGAGAAAATTCGCAAGTATGGTGAGTTATCTGATAAGCAAATTGCAGTTGTTGAGAAAGCTATACAAAGACAAAAGGATTGGGAAGCTAAAAAAAATCAACCTACTGCAAATATCAACATATCAGTTGTTAGAGATAAACTTCTGCTTGGCAAAGAAACTTGGAAAAGACCTGTACTAAGAGCAGGTGATACTTTCAAATTTACTTTAGCACCTGAAACAAGTAAAAATGCTGGTTGTGTTTATGTCAAACACCATGACACTTACATAGGCAAGATTGACCAAAAAAATGATTTCTTTGGCTATAAGACTACAAAAGAGCAAATAACTTACCTAAAAGAATTTGCTAAAGATCCTTTGAAAGAATTAAAGGCTTTTGGTTCTAATACAGGAAACTGTGGTTTTTGTGGTAGAGCCTTAACTAAAAAAGAATCATATACAGTTGGCTATGGTCCTGTGTGTGCTGAGAAATTTAACTTACCTTATGGAGAATAATATGGATTATATTGAAATAGAAGTTGCGAAGGACGATACCGTCCTTCCGCAATTAGCAAAAAATATTTTGAATATATTGAATAATAATTATCAATATGTTCACAATAACAAGTTATCTGATTCTGATAGAAAAAAACTTATTGAAGTATCTAATAAGTTAATAGACATCAACCAAGATTTGCTTGATTTTATATATCCTGACAGACCTAAAGTTGCTGTCAAATATATAGAAGATTGCTAATTATCTCCCCCTGTGACGAGCAAGAAGTTTCTTTTTGCTCGTCCTTTTACTTGTACCGCATAAGTAGAGTCCAATAGTTCTTCACCAGCTAGTTCAAAATCTCTTTCTTCCATAGCCTCAAGCATCTTGGTAAATCTACATAACTTTTTGATGCCCAAATTAAAACACATATCTGCCAAAACTAATCTGACGTTGTAGGGCATTGATTGCCAAAAAGGTATGTTTCTATCTAAATCTGCAAAGACACCATCCATGTCATTTGCTAACAATACTTCTGCTTCTTGGACAGTTATCCCATTGTCAGTCAGATTGCGACCAACACCAATTGTAGTTTTATCGCTAGTACATTGATAAGGTTTAAGTTCCATGCCTTCATTCTTGATAAGCATTTCTTTTAAATCATCAATCAGTTCTTTAGTGACACCTGTTTCCATTATGGTTTGTACGAATCTTTGACGTTTTCTTCACGCATATTGTTTCTAGCAACACCTCTGTATTTCTCGAAACTTCTCATGCCTGATAATCCTAATAAAGATAATGTCAAAGTCATAAGACCTTCAGTATCAATTTCAGGTGGCACAATATCAATAGTAAATGTCCACACCACCCAATTAAGTATTGGTGCAAAGAAATATGCCCATGCTAATCCCAATGCACATATCCACATGATTGCAGGTCTAGCACCTGCGACAAAGATAGAACCATGTTTTGCTTGTGCAAGATTTATTTCATTTTGTGATTTTTGCAAGTCTATCATTTGTGACTTAATACTTGCTTCTAATTCCATACGCTTAGTTTTATCAGGTATGGCTTTACCAATTAGATCACTTATCGGTTTAAAAAATTTATCAATCATCTTCTTTGCCCTCCAAAATGTTTTTTAGTTTTTGTCGCTTTTCATAAGCAGAATCTTGGTGTAAGTCTTTATCAACTATCTTTTCTAATTTAAGGGATTCAATCTTGGTATTGCTGATATACCGCCATGTGTAGCCATCGCGACCATAAACACCAAAGACAGTAGTACCCATGCCTATTTTAATTATCATGGCTTGTTCGCCATCTAATAAGACCTTATCGCCTTCATTAAATTGTGAGTTAAGTTTAAATTTAAGACCTTTGATAAAAGATACAGAATAATCTTTTAGAGCAAGTCCGCCTAAGACACTTGCTATAAATATTGAGATTTCAACATAATATTCTTCAATGTTCATTTCACATGAAGAAGGCATTTATCACTAGGGAAGATAATAGACCGATAACGATTCCAGCTATCTGCCATAATCTTTTATTGGTAGTATTTATATCCGATTCAATAGAATCTAATCTGCGAAAGTTTTCCTTCCATTTTTGTTCGCAAACTCTTTCATGTCTATCTAAAGAGTTAGCTACTTGTTCAACAGTTGGCTTTTTAGTCGATTGTCTTGGTTTCGCTGTCGCTTTCTTTCTCGGCATTTCCTATACCCCTAAGGCTTTCTAATAAAGATTTTGATTTAAGATCAACCAATTGTTTTTTATCAGCAAATTCTCTAGCCATTGGTTCAATCTCAATACATCTTTGTTGCAAGGCTAAGACATCATCAAATAAACTTCTTTGTTCATCGGTCATATCTTCTTTGTTGTATTCTTCTACCTCACCATTATCGTTTCTAACTTGTATATCTGCCATATTAACCCTCTAATGTTTGAACTCTTGCTTCTAATTCTTGAATAGCTTTAACTAAAACAGGTATCATTTGTTCTTTGTTTAAACTTTTACAATCTTCAATATTTTCATCTTTATATGTACTTACTAATTGTTTTAAAGATGTTGTTTCCACCTCTTGAGCAATAAAACCAAGTTGGTCATTTCCTTTGTCATTTTTCCAATCAAAACTAACAGGTCTTAATTCTTTTACTGCATCTAGTCCAAAAGTTATATCTGCTATGTTATCTTTTTTTCTTTCATCAGATAGTGAAACAAGTGAACGATAATGAACAGCACCAGCATAGCTTACAAAAAATTCAAATTCGCTATTTGCATTATCATAAATATAATAAGTTTCAACAGAAGTAGAACCTGCACCAACACAAGTTATTTGAGCATGGTCTGAAGCATCCCGTTTTTTTAATACAAAACCTGCGTCTGTGAGATTATCTGCAGTTTTTCCTACAAGTAATGCACCTGCTGAATTTATTCTCATGGCTTCATCTAAAGTAGTGTCATTTTGTGAAATATAAAAAGCTAAAGCAGATTCTGCATTACTGTCATCACCATTTTCTTTTAATCCTGCAATGGCTGAAGCTGTTATTGGATTGGTTTCGTCATCAGGTATTTCAAATTCTAATCTTGCACCACAACCAGCTTGACCATCTGAACCTGTAGAATTAAAAGTTGTGCTTAACTTCAATACAGTTTCAGGCGTAGTTTGTGTATCGCTAGTTAAAGGCGTTTGAAGATGCAAACGACATGAAGGTGTGATTGTACCTACACCCACATTACCGCCATTTTCAACAACTACTAGACCATTTGTGCCTACAGTCGAACCTGTACCAATAACTAAATCATCAGCAGAATCATCTAAGCCAATATAAAAATCTTGTGCATTACCATTAAATATAAGTGCTGTATCTTCTTCACCACCATCACCTATAGTAATTTTTGGTGTAGTGCCTTTAAGAACTAAATGACTATTTGTTAGAGTCATTACATCAACAGCACCAACTCTAAAATCTATTTGATCGTCTGTATCTGCTGTTATAGATGTATCAGCATCAGCATCTAAAATTAATTCTTGTCCATTTATATCTACTGTTCCTGTAGTTGCAAGATTCCCATTTACTGTCAAACCACCTGATGTTGCATTATCTGCGGTAATTGATAAAGGCAAAGTAATCCAAGCATTGTTTGCAGAATTTCTTAACTTTAATAAATTGTTAGAAGTATCAACCCACCATTCATAAGCAAATTTTGTTGATGGTTCTGAAGAACCTGAGTTGTTAGATACAATAGCATCTAAAGCATTATTTAAGTCTGCTCTAAAGTTTGCACCTGATTGGTTAGCTATATCGTAATCGTGTTGAGCCATTAAAAACCTCTTGCTATATAGTCAAATGTTCTAGCGACAATTGTACCACTACTGTTCTTGAAAGTAATTGTAAAACCTGTGCTTGAAACACTTGTTATCTCATAAAAATCTCCACTTGCCATATTCTGTGCGGTGACAGCAATTTTAGGAGTAATTAAAAATCCTTGACCAAAAGTCACACCTAGTGAACTTGTTGAAGATGTAAGTTGTTGCGTATCTATTTTTTGAAACGCTTCTAAAGTTGCAGATAATGATGTGATATAAACTTGGTGTGTGACATCACCCGATGTTACCAATAGCTTGAATTTAAAAGCACGACCATAGTAATTACCGATTCTAAAGTTTTGAAAATCAGACCAAGATGGTGAGCCACTAGGATCATCATTGGTTGTTGCTATTTGCAACTGTACTTCTACATCATCATAAGTGTTAGCATCTATAGAATCCCAAGTATCTATGTTACCTGAACGAGTATCAAAAAAATCTGATGTAGAGTTTGTCGTAAAGGCAAAGGCAGAACTTAGTCTGTAAGATTGTGCGGATATTCCTGTATCAATGTAATTATTAAATTCATAACTACCTGATAAATCTACACCACCAGCAGAGTCAATCAAACCAACTTCATCAATTAATCCCAATGAATCAAATAAAGTATCTGCTTCTAATTTTAATTGGTCATCAATTGCAACCATATTAACTTTAGTTCCAGCAAACGATGGATTCTCTGTTCTTGTTAAAAATACTTGCGATTGGAATAAATCAGGTGTAACTGTATTTACAACAGATGTTGCATTGGTAGATTTTATGCCTATGGAATCAACAGCTTTGATTAAATAGGTACCAACTAACAATGGCACTTCTACAGTATTTGATATTCCTGATACTGCTTCTCCTACTTGTGTAGATTGTGACCATACCGCACCTGATGTTAAAGATGAATGTCTAATCTCAAAACTACCACCAACTTTTACATCTAAATCAGTTGTAGGTGTCCAACTTAAAGTAGCGGTATTTGAATCTGCCCTTAAATAAAAATTAGAAACATCTGATGGTACTGCGGTTAAGCCATAGATTCTTTGTGTGGTAGATGTGAACGCTGATGCCACACCAACAGTATTTACTGCTCTTACTCTAAATTCATACAAAGCAGGTTCAATATCAAAAAATTCAAAATTAGTGCCTTGTGATGTTCCTGCACCTTGAAAAGATGCTTCAGTTGATTTTTTAAATTCAACATCATAATGATCTATGGTGACACCTAAATCTTCCCATTCTGTATTAGTTGATGCACCAAAAGTTAATATGGCTTTTGCTTTTACACCTGAACCTTGTGTGGTAGTAAACAATTCTTCTGTGACAGAATTTATTGCTGGTGTATTGACATCAGGCAAAGTTCCAAAGTTTTCTACCTCAAATATTTCTGTAGCAAAATCAGAATAAACACCTAATCTGTTTTTTGCCCTAATTGCCACAAAGTACCTTCCAGCTTCTAATTTATCTATGGTAAAACTTTCTGTGACACTTCTGCCTTCAAAATCATAACTAGCTTTATTTTCAAAGCGTACTGCATTTAATCTGTTGATGCCTATTTCATAAGATTCAACAGAAGATTTATTTGGCTGAGTCCAATTTATAGTGACCCTGTTAAATAATGTTGGCGGTATAGTTATTAATTGTTCTGAAGGAGTAGATATTGTTGGTTTATCTACAGATGAAAAATTAGGTAGATTTGTATTTGGTGAAGTATCTTCTGCTTGTATTAAACCAAAATCATAAACATCATCATCGTATTCTCTTGCTGTTATATCTACCTCATCATTATTTTTTATAGCAAGTTTCATTATCTTGAACTTCTTGCCCTGATTGGAATTTAGTGTATTCCATCCTAAAGATTCCAATGAAATGAAAACTACATCTCCTATTTCTGCCCTTAGTCCTTCTATAGTTGATGTGAAATTAAAGACCAAAGATTGCCTTGATTGTTTCATGTTAATTGTAGAAATCATCAATGCCCTTTCCATTTGATCTGTAAATGGAAGTTCTATTGCTCTTTCAAGACTCAAACCATTATCTTCTGTTTTGAATGTTGTGCTTTCTACAATAGCAAAATCACCTTGCATATCACGATTCTTATTGAAAAAAGTTGCTCTTACTTTATTGGCTTTATATTCTTTACCACCCAAAGCTAATTCAAAAGCACCAACAATGTTATCTTCATTGAAAGTTTGTACTGCTGTACCTGTATCATCAATTAATAATTTATATTTACCACCTGAAAATATAATAGAACCTCTACAAGATGTAAGAAGTTTTTCAATATTATCTAAGGCTTTATTATTGGTATTTAATATGCCATTACAAGTATATTTCTTTTGTGTCTTATCTCCTACTGTCACTTCAGTATCACAAATATTTCTTGCGGTAGTGAATGATGTCGAATCTATTTGCGAACTTGGTACAGACCTACCATAAATAGTGTTGGTCAAATAATCTTCAATACAATCTGCTGGATTGTCACTAAAAACTTTATAATCAGTACCGCCTGATGTTGAAGTTCTAGTTTTCTTGCCAATGACATCAAAATTTACTTGCGGTATTCCTGTATTACCAAATACTTCAGGTTCAAATTTAAATCTTACTATTGCATAAGCAACACCCAATAATCTATCTGATGCTGTCCAAGTGCCATTGGTTTCAGATATTAAATCTTGATCTGCTGTTTGTGTTGTTGTTCCATTGTATATTTCATATTTGACCAAACCCTCATATTTTGGCTTGTGTATATTATCTTCACCTGACCATGTATTAAATTCATTTACAGCAATATCAAAATATAAATCATTAGAAACATTAACAGGATCGTTGTTTAAATATACTTGGCTTACACCTTGTATCTCACCTTCTGCGATTGCATAAACGACATGAAGAAATTCGTTATCTTCACCTGATACATGATAAAAAATTGGTGTACCGCCTACCCTTCTTTTGCCATAAATAACAGGCAAAGGATTGGTTGAGCCTTGTTGATTTGCTAAAGCTGAACGTGCTTGTGCAGACATATTGTCAGGAAAGTCTTCATTTAAAGCACCTAACAATTGACTTCCAGCATAAGCACCGACTACAACAGTTGCAACACCTATAGCTATTAATGCACCTACAGATATTGTTCCAGCAAGAGTTGAGCCTACTACCAAGGAACCAACAAAAGCAAAAGCAGGTGCTAAAGCAGGTAAGGCAAAAACACTATTTGTAAAAAATAAAGCTGTTATAAATAATATTATGTTTCTAATTTTCATTGCTAAATCTATATGCAGAATCAAAATCGTTAAAATCAGATATTGGCAAAATTGCTGTACCTATTTGTTCATCTACAGATGCCATTTTACTACCAATACAAATATGACATGAATCCCAATTTTCATTATGTTTAACTAATATGTCACCAAATATAGCTTTACTAGGATGATATTCCTTCATTCCTAATTCCAAACATCTTCCTGATATTCTTTGAGCAAATTCTTTTTGAAATTTGATTGCACCTTTTTTTGTAGAATATTTTTGATAAATTATTTTCAATAAATCTGTACCTAATACCTTATCAAAATATTCAACAATAAATGTATTGCAATCATTAGTACCCCATGCAAAAGGCTCATTTAATTTTGATTCAATATAATTATTTGCTTTTAATTTATCTATCATCGTATTTCTGTTGGTAGATTTATTCTGCTTCCTGATGAACCATAATTAACTGATGATGTAGCTTTTACAGGTCTTTCCAAAACACCATCTGAACCACCACCAAATTCTGAAGCTGTAGCACTTTCAGATAAGGTGATTGTAAAATAATCTGCATTAGAAGCATCAACTACAGTATGTGATTTATTTAATAAACTTCTATCTAAACCACCAACATCATCCAAACCTTCTAAAGTTATTGTGTCGCTATTTGCTAAACCATGACTTGCATAATGAACTTTTACAGTTGCGGATGAAGATGTTGTTTCTATTGGATTAGTTCTAATAGTAAAGCCATCTAAAAGAACAGCATCGCCACCGCCTCTTGCGGTACTTGTTGCTGTTGTAGATACGACAACTGTGACTGTGTTTGCTGTTATAGCTGTGACAGTATGTGCTTTGTTTATATCAGAAGCTGGTACACCACCAACTGCTGTAGCACCTGATATAGTTATTGAATCGCTTACAGCAACATTGTGCTGTGCAAAATCAATGACTAATGAAGTAGAACCTGAAGTTGTTTTTAAAGGATCAGCTAAAATAATATTTTTTTGTGTGACAGCTACAGTTAGTGTATCTGTAGTTCTTGCAGTTATTTTTTGATCTAAAGAAAGAATTCTACTCGCTATGCCACCAACAGATGTTGTTTCTAAATTGAAAGAAACCGCTTCTCCAACTTTAGAAAAGTTATCTGCATTGACTGTAATTGAGTTAGAGCCTGACGTAGTTTGTATCAACACAGGTGCAATCAATTCATCATCAATTGTTATTTCGCTACCGCCAAACTTGCCTGATTTTACAGATGTGACTGTGTTTGGAACTGCAATAGTAAAACCAAAGCCATCTGAATCTATTGAAGTGATTGCATGAGTTCCCGCACCTTCTGAAAAATTTATAGCAGAACTTAAGATAAATTCACCATCATCAAATGTTTTTGATTCAAAACCATTTATCTTTACTTGTTGTCCTACAGAAAAGTTTGACGTACTTCTGTTTGCATAATTGATGTGTATTCTTACCGATCCTGATTGCAAACTAAAAGATGGATTTGTTGGTTTTATTTCTTTAAAAATGCTTTTTTGTGCAGGTGAAGTGTTATTTATTGGTGATGTTGTTGTGCCTTGTGTTGATACACTAGAACTGCCACCACCTTGTGCAGTAGCACCTGTAGTCATTCCCCAATTTAATTCTCTGACTACGACAGAACTAAATCTGAATCCTGTATCACCACTAAAAAAACTTTGTTGAGATTCATTATTTGTAAATCTTGTATTGATTCTATCAAAATCCACAAATAATGAACTTGCTTGTACTGCTACTGTGCTAGTTCCTGCTTCTACATCTTCTTTGATTACAGGATTATTTAATCTACCACTAAAAATTAATAAAGGATCAGATACCAAAGCATCACTGCTATCTAAAAATGCTTTATAAATTTCAACTGTCCTGTCTAAATAACCACCTACTAAAAATAAATCTACATAGGTTGTATCTACTCCTGATAAAGAAATACTTATGGTTTCGATATTAGATTCATTGGTTTCAACAATATCTGAAAAAGCTAAAAAACTTCCTGTTGGTGTATAGGTATTTGAATCGTAAGTTACAGGAATATAAGCATCAGATAAAAAATAACTGACATCATCAAAGGATAATTTAACTAAATGAAAAGGTTTGTTTGCAGATTTAACAATCTCTGTTTGAAATGCACCTGTGCTTCCTCTATCCATCTCATTAAAATATTTCTACCAATGACATACTAAAACCATACAAGGCGCTTGTGTCAGTATTAAATTGTGTAATATCTTCTGTAAAAGAAACAGTAAAAGGCACTGATGCAAAAGTTATGGTTTCATCATTTGCAACTGCATTTAAAAGATTAGGTGCAAAATTTAAGGTTGCATGACTTGTGCCATCTGCATCCATGTCAGCAGTAGCCATATACACTTTAGAATGACCACTAAACTTAAAGAAATCACCAGCTTTAATAATGCCTGATTCTGAAGCTGTAAGACCATCTATAGTCGCTGAATTTGCACCAACCGACACCGCACCATCAACTACAGGAGATTCGGTTGTATCACCTTGTGATGTGCTTATAACAGGCGGTACATAAGTAAAAGTTTCAAACTGACCTTGTTGCTTCATAGCAAAAGCGTAGATAGGTGCAAACTCTGATCTGGTCATTGGTGGAAATTGAACTTCCAACGACCATCTTTGACCACCTCTCCTTCTTACTTGTCTTTTTAAATTTTGTGTGACAGATACTAAAGTAGGCTCAATAGATTTTATATTTACGCTACTTGCAGATGGTGATGTTGGGAAACTGCCACTCATGTTACAAAACCTCGCCTTCCTCTTTTATTAAATTCACTTTCTATTATGGCAGATATAGTTGGTGCATTTTCTGTAATTGCTTGAAGTGTATCTCTTGAATCAAAAGATTGAATATTGTATGTAATATTTACAGGCATACCGCCTGAACCCATGCCACCACCTAATCTATTGTTTGGTACGATTGTACCTGTTTTGTTTGGTACAAATAATTCTGCACCAGCTTCACCAACTAAATAAGGTCTATTAGCTGTTACAGTACCACCTCTTTCTTTTTTCTTTGGAGAAAAAACGTCTAAGAAAGATGTAAAACCACCTGTAATTTTATCTATAATTAATTTTCTAATTGCTATTCTTAATAATTCTTTAATCACAAAATTTGCAAAATCTTTGAAAGCAAATTTACCTGACATAAGACCATCAACTAAAGTATCTTCAAATTTTTTCATGGCTTGAACAGTTGTATTTTCAATTGCCTTACCTGTATCTTCTAACTCTTGCTTAAACTTAGCTAATGGACTCAAAGCATCTGTAAATGATTGAGTTCCTCTATTTGCAAATTCATCTGTGCCATTGGTTAAAGTATTCATGGCTTCAACAGAACTGCCAATCATATTCCTATATTCGCCTACTTTGGTCATGACTCCTGTGAAGCCTTCTATAGTTCTTTGTTCAAATTCATTTTGCCTATCTAGTAAAGAATTTATAGCTTCTTCATTTCTGCCAAAAAAGTTAGTTATTTGCAATAAACTTTCTTGTAAAGATGTAACCATTCTTGAGCCACCAAGAACCAATTCTTGCATAGCTAATAAAGCTGTTTGTACTCCATCAATTATGTTTGTTGCCAATGCTTGACTGTATTTTTCAATACTGCCTTCTCCTTCAGCAAAGGTTTTAAACATTGTAGTAAATTCATTTACAAAAGTTTGAAGTATAGGGAGAAATGCCGCAAAGACATTATCTTTCAAACTGTTTAATTGTCTGCTTAAAATATTTGAAGTATCGTTAAATCTTTCAACAGCATCTACAGCTTCACTTGATATACCAATACCAAGTTCAAGCATTTTATCTTTTAATCCAGCAACCGCATCACCGCCTTGATTAAGAATTGCAAATAGTTGCTGTCCTGAACGACCAAATAAATTAGTTAGTGCAGAATTTTTTTCTGCGGAAGAACCTAAAGCCGCTATGCCATCTGCTGTTTCAAGTAATAATTGTTCTGTACCTTTAAGGTTTCCTGAACTATCTCTAATGGAAACACCTAAATCTTTAAATAAATCTGCTTGTGTTTTAAGACCTCGACCAGCTTCACCAATATTTTTACTAAATTTAAGTAATGCTTTATTAGCACCTTCTGACGAACTACCAGCTTCTTCTGCGGCAATTTGAAAGGCTTGTAAGAATTCTACAGATACACCTAATTGATCTGACGTTTTTCCAAGCGTATCTATATAAGCAAATGATTGTTTTCCTAAAGCGGCTAATGCAAAGCCAACACCACCAATGGCGGCAGTCATGCCACCAAAAACTTTTAGTGCTTTGCCAACACCACTTTTAATGGTTTTTAAACCTTTTGTGACAGTGCTAAATGCTTTTTGAGTCTTATTGACAGCAGTAATGACAATATTTAATTTACCTAGATTACCCATTGTTTTCCATTTTACTATTCATTTCTTCTAAATATGCCAACCAATAAATAAACTCATCTACTGTCATGCTCTTTTGCAATTGTTCAACTGTCATGCCGAGCCTGTCCGCAAGAGCAAACATAGCAAATAGATCAGAATCGGCTTTTACTTTTCCTGTGCTTCTTCAGATGTGACACTACCTAAAATTTCAGATGCAACATTAGACAAAACTTCTACATCAGCTTTTGTCATAAGTGTTTCCTTATCAGCTAATGTAAAAAGTTTGTTGCCATCTGCATCAAGACTTTTGGTAATGATAGCGTAAACCATAACCTCGAGATCGCCACCATTCGCCATTTTGTAAAGCTTCTTGCTTTCTTGTAATGTTAATGGTTTTGTAAAAATTTCTAAAGGTTGATCTTCTGTTCCCCATTCTTTGACTTCAATTTTTTTAATTTCTTGACTGTCAAAGTGAGCAACGACATTATCTATCGCTTTAGTCATAATTAGTAAGTACCAATCGTCAATGCACCTGTTCCTTGAAATGCAATAGTCATTTCAACAAGTCCATCATGAGCCGCAGTTCTAGTAATATCTGTTACGATAGCACTACCTGACAATTTGTATGCACCACTTGTTGTTCCTTCAGGTGCTAAATTCAAAGTGAATGAAGAACCTATAGTTAAAGAAACCTGACCTGAACTATCAGTATCGTCAAAAAATACATCAACTGATCCTGAAAATTCAGTAAGAGTAGCTTCAAAAGTCTTTGCTGAATCGCCCATAGAAGTAGATTCTGTAGTATCTCCTGTTTGAGTGATACTGTAAGACCTAACTTCTGCTAAAGCATTACTGCCTGTCTGTACTACACCAGCTTTACCTGTAAATACCGCCATTATTAATCCTCTTTAGATTTTGTTTTAATTTTAGACTCTCCTTCAAGAGTCCACCCATTTGCTTTCAGATTTTCAACTTCTGAGTCAAAAACAGTTACTTTGCTTTTGCCATCAGGAGAAATCATTACATTTTTATCCATAATAAAAAACCTCACAATGCAACATCTGCTGTTGTTTCTGTTGTTAAATAAATTATATTATAAACCATAGTCATAACAGCAATTGGTTGTTCGCCTTCGCCATTATAATTGATTTCTGTCGAGTCTAGGAAAGAATCTCTTGCTAAATCGTTATGAGTTACGTCAGCACCCATAGCCGCTTCAACTTCTTTAGCAATCGTATCAATAGTATCGTCATAATTGCTATTTGCTTTCACATACGCTTCAACCACTAGAGATAGATTCCTTTGTAATGTTCTTGTTGAACCCATTTCTAGTAGTTCTGAATCTTCAGATTTTGTATAAATAATTATTGCTGGTAACTTAGAATCTTCCAAATTATAGACTCTACTTTGAAAAACATTTGATCCTGTAGTAGTCAAACCTGTCAAGGTTGTGCCTACTCTTTCTCTTATTTGTTGTCTGATGTGATTAGCCATTATTGTTCTTGTAATATCAAAGCTGTTATGCCTGTATTGTCAGGTTGCACATTTACAACAGAATAAGTTTTTGCACCTTTTAGAGTATTACCATCTAAATCAGTTTGTGCTGAAAAAGCCAAAGTATCTCCATGACCTGCTGATGATACATCTTTGGTTTTGCAATATGCGACAGGTGTACTGCCCTCAACTCCTACAGTTAGACCATCGACTGACAAATATTCATCCTCAAGAATAACTTTAATAGTTGTGGCAGAACCACCACTTACAGTATAAGTAGCAGATACACCATGCCCATAAGAATCATCAAAGTAGCCATCAAAATCAGCATCAAATTCTAAAGCCATTTACTTACCCTTTCTCCTTTTGACTTTAACTTCTGATTTTTCCAAGCCTACACTTCTATCTTTTTTTTCAGATACTTTGCTATCAGATGCTTCTGCTTTGCCATAACTGATTAAGACATTAGCTGTGTCATTATCTAACTCAACAACATCACCAGCAGAAACTTTTTTACCATCTGCAACTGTATCTCTAAGAATTAAAACTTTCATTTTGCTTTCCTTGTTTTTTGAAAGGGCAGTAGAGAATATCCCTACTGCCTTTTCAGTTGTTAATACCATCTATTAACTTGCATTACAGAAAGAAACCGCATGACGTACTGCTACGTCAAGGCTTTGGAGAGCCACAATTCTGATTGTTCCTGAACTCGAATGAGTAAAAGGATCAACAGTTATATCAAGACCGCCAAAGAACCCAATTAATAGGTCATTGAAGTTTCCGAACACATAGTTGTTAGCAGTTAATTGGTTAGAAATAACTACAGGATAGCCATTTACTTGTCCATTTTCTGCTACGAACAGACCACTACCTGAATCTTTGGCAGTAGTTTTTAGAGTTCCATAGTTAGTAGGATTAATGATGTAAGCTAAATCGCCCACCAAAGCATTATCTACAGCAACACTTGTTTCAATTGAAACCATTTCTGCAAAAGTTGGTGCAGCCGCACTACTTAAAGAAACAGTATTGATACCTGATTGGTTAGTGATACCTCTTGGATTTCCACTTGAGCCACTACCTTCTAAAGCACCATCATCAATTGCAATTGCCATTGATTTAGCTAAGTCATCACGAATTAAGTTCTCTACATCCAAAGATGATTGAAGCATAAGCTGACGAGTAACGTCAGTGTGAACTCCAACAGTTTTAGGAGACATAGTTACAGAACCTATAACCATTTCAGACTCACCTGATGCACCACCTTCCGCACTAATAAAAGCGGCAGAAGCGGCAGATGTTTTCTTAGGAATTTTAACATCGCCTTGTAGTCCATTTAGGTTTGTAGCCAATGGCATTACAGCAGATGCGTTTCTGAGTACATCAATGAAACTTTCAGGTCTAAAATCTTGTCCTACAAGACCAGCATCGTCAGACGCATTTAAATCCCTAGTGTTCCAATTAGACATAACTTCAGGTGGTAGCATAATACCTTGTGCAGTTCTGCCATAGTGTTTTGATGCTTCTTCTGAACATTCAAATTCAAATTCTGCATCCCTTTGTGCTTTTCTGTCAGAAGGATTAGCTAAAGCATTGATTGCTTTCATAATCGAAAACTGACGTACTTCTTTTTTGTTCATGCCAATTTCAGCAGTATCTAAAGGCTTATCAGTTGCTATGTTGTCTAGCAAAATACCTCTAAATTCTTCTACTGAGTTGCCATCTTGAATAGCCTTGTCAGCTAAATCCCTTCTGTTGTGTCTTACGGCTAAGTCCATAATTTCTTTAGAATTTCTAACGAATTCTGCTTTAGCTTCAGCAACAGATTGTTCTCTAACTTCATCAAGGTTTATTTCATTTTTAACTTCTTCAGTCATTGTTTTTACCTTTATGGTTGTTTGTTTTTGTTTATCTTCAGAACGTCCTACTCCGACAGCTTGTGATTGATCAGCTGGTACAGAAACAACCGACACCTCTAAAGGTGTAGTTGATACTCTGAACATAGGCTTATCATCTTTGTTGCCACGCATACGTTCCATGCCGTTTATCTTATAGCCAACACTGATATTTTGACGAATACCATCTCTGACATCTTGATAAATTTCTTCTGCAAGTTCACTTCGACCAAAACGAACTATTGCCTTCGCACTTTTTTCAGCAGAATCAATTTCGTATCTTTCGACCACACCAATCTGTTTAGTCATGTCATGGTCTAAGAGTAAAGGAGACCTACCACTACCAATAAAGCTAGTGTCAATATCCTCAATAGAATGTGAGATAACTTCCATGCCAAAATCTCTTTCAACAGGTTCTTCGGAACTAACTCCGATTCTCACTCTTCTTTTTTCTTCATCGATATAAGACGCTCTTGAAAGGTCTAGAGTTCGATAGACAATATCGGACTTATCTAATCTTTCTTCTTCATCTTTATCTTCTTCATCATAATGAAATGGTCGAGATTCCATATCTTTTTCATCATCTTCCATTTCTTCCATCATATCCTCATGTTTAGCAAATGATATTACATAAGTATCATCTGTTTCCTCAACATTGAGAATATGTCTATCTTCTTTATATTCCATAGATTTATCCTCTTTGTTTTTGGTTGATAAAGGATGCCCTTCAGGAAGTAAGTCTGTGTCATGCTTTCCTGAACGAAAGCGACCATTACGCAAGGCATACAAAAATGAATTAATTCTTGCTGCTGCCCACATTTCAGGACTATTTACCGAAGGTCTTACAGAAGCTGGATTAGTTTTGTAAGCACCAATCCCTCTTTCATAAACTTTTGATAAAACTCCGACAGTAGTTCTTTTAGATTTTACATCGCCTACTTCTTCATTATGTTCTTTTACTTTGTTTTGTATCATTTTAAGTGCCTTGCCTGATACTGCTCTAGTTTCTTCTTCTTTTTTCATTTTTTCTACCAATCTTCTTGACCAAGTAAAACCAGCATCTCCGCCCCACAATGCCCAAGCTATTCTACTAGCAGAAGGATAACCTTCTTCTCCTGCGTAGAAACCTTCAGCTTTTTTATTTACTTCATGTCTGCTAAAAAAGCTAAACATTCTTTTGATAGTATCATCAGATAAATTCTCGCCTGCTACTATCTGTCTTGCTCTTACTGCACCTACTCTAGTTCCACCACGACCAAATTCTTCTCGCCAATCTAAGCCTTTTTGTGCTTCGACTTTCATGCTTTCATTTGGTCTAGCCATCTTCGCCACCCTCGCCACCCTGTATGTCAGCTTCAACAGGCATCTTCATACCAAAAGGTTGGAAAGCTGTTTTCACACCATATTGTTCTGCTAACTTCTGTTCTCTTTCGTGTTGCTCAAACAACTCCTCAACATCTCTACCATAGTTTGCTTGAACATCTTGAAATGTCACAAGACCTGACTGCATACCACTTATAGAAGCCATCATCTCTTTTTGTGGATCAACCCACGAAAAACTTCTTGGTATAAAGTTTGCTGAATTTGCAAACTTATCGTATCTGCTCATAGGCAAAGGTTGGTTGGTACTTGGAGATGTTGAGATAGCACCACTTGATATTGACATCTCTAACCATTTTTCAAATACAGGTCTTACGAAATGGTCAATGGTAAATCTTTGGTACAGTCTATACATCTCACGATCTTCTAATGCACCCGCTCTTAATGAACTGTAATTAACAGAACTAAGGTCATTGGTTAAAGCGTGGTAAGAAATATTTAAACCTGATGCAATACTTCTTAAAACTTGTGTACTGAATGATTCAAAAGCTGATGTTGGATGGTCAGGATCAAAAGATTTAAAATCCATTCCAGCAGGTAGTTGTTCAAATGTTCCAGCTTCAGCGTTCATTATCGGTACATATTCTTCATCTTCTCCATCTCCCACGTACGAATCTCCATCGGGACTTGTAAAGAAGCCCATCTTACTTGCTGATACTCTTGCAGAAACTATTTCTGCTTCAAGATAACCGCCAAGCATTTTTATATTTGCCATAGCAGATGCAGTAAATGGCACACCTCTATTCTGTTCAGGTCTATTTGGTATATAGGCATGAATTAATTCGTCTGCACTGACTCTAATATGTTTCTGTGTTGCATAGTATTGGTTATCAAATGGATGATTTTTAAACAGATAATAAGCAATAGGTTTATTACTTGCATTTAACTCAACACCCATTTTTACTTTATTCCCATCCTTTTCAGGATTATCGTTTTTAGTTTCATCCAAATGATCTGCTTCTAAAAACTCTATCTGATAACCAAACTCTGAATCTCTTGATTTGACATGACGAACTAATACTTCGCCATCTCTTGCTAAAGATTCTATAAATAATTTTTGACAATCTATAAATGTTAATCTGCCATTAGTTGTGCAGTTTCCCAAACGACACCATTGATTCCATTTCTCTTCAATAATTCTATTAGCTACTAAATCCAAACTGCCATCATCGTTTCTTGCTTTCATTGATAAACGAATACCATTGTTGCCAACAACATTGGATTGCATTAGGTTCAAATACCTTTGCACATAGCTATCGTTTCTTGCTAAATCTCTTGATCTATCTCTGAGTAATCGTAAATTGGTTTTTATCTCTTCATCAGCAGATGTAGATGTTTGTAAGAAATCAGAAAATAATCTGCTGGTACTTGCACCATTGTATTTTCTTAAATTAAGAGTTTTTCTTCTTTTCGGTTTTCTTGTAAATCTGTCGTACCAAGCCATTAGAACTTAACCTCTATTGTATTACCTGACCTTTGTTTATTTTTAATTCTAGCCTTTTTTACTTCTTCTAAGTATTCAGCATGGTATCTATCTCTGAAAGTTAATAATTCATCTATCGACATTCTTGATAAAGAACGACCAGCTATAGAAAAAGAAGATTGATCTATTGATGCCCTGTTTTCTAAAACAGCTTCTATGTTATCTAAAACCTTTTTTGCATGACTTCTTAAATCAGCATTGGTATTAGCTAGATTTTTAACTACTGTGCTTCTGCCTGTATCAATTCTAATTCTTTGTGAATCCGATGTCCTAGTAATAAAAGCGTTCCAAATATAATCGCCATCAGAATAACTTGCTGTAGTTGAAGATGCTACTTCAACAAAATAAGTATCATCAGCTTCGGTTGCTGTGATATCGAATTTGTGGCTACCGCCACCACCTGAATCTTCGTGAAATTCATAAGTAAGTGCATAAGCAGATGTAGGATATTCATTAGCTAAATCATCCCTTCGCCACAATAACCTATCGCCCACTACGATAGTGTCAGGTTCTTGTGTTGGATAATTGGTTCTGTCAAATGCGTTGGACATACTTTAAATACAAAAATTTCTTCTAAAAAGATAGAATTAAAAAGCATTTTATCATTAAAAGATAAATAAAATTAATTTAATTTATTTGCAAATAATAGTTGTAAATCTCTGTGGATTTGCTATATTTACAATATAATTTTAATTAAACAAGGAGAAAATTATGAAAAAATCAAGATTAGACAATGAAACAGTAATGTTTGAATCAGAAGAAATGAACATTATATTTTACAAGGGCATAGAGATTTGGAAGCAAAAAGCTATGGAAAATCACATAGTAGTATGTAGCTTTCAAAAGGATGGTGTTTCTTTCAACAATCCTAGAACTAATTCTTTGCAAGATGCAAAAGACTTTATTAATGATTATTTGATATAGAAAAAATCTGAAAAAGAAGCCACCTAATTAGGTGGCTTTTTTTTACCAATCATTTACCCAAGTATTTCTTCTTCTGCGATTGATTAGATTCTTTCTTTTCTCTTGTTTTGGTTGTGCTTGTTCAGATTCGCTTTTGGTTTTTATTTTATTAAGATTTGGAGAAAGAATATAAAATCCAGCTAAAGCATAAACAAAATTATCAAGACTTTCATTCCTTTCACGTGTCTGTTTCCAAACCAATTTCTTTTGTCCGCGATGAAACTTAATGATTCTTTTTTCTGCTGTAAGTTGTTTAAAATATTCTTCATCAACTGTACTTGGGAAATGTATATATCCAGCTTGATCTTCTTCTGCTACATTCAACCAACTAAACAAAGTGTCTTTAGCAGTATCAGTTCCGATTGGATAAAGACTAACTCTTTGTCTGCCTGATTGTGTTGGTCTATTAGCAATTGGTTTTCCACTTATGCTTTGACCTTTGACAGCAAATACCCTTCTGCCTTGTCTTTGTTTTACAAAGCCATAAACACTTTGAGTTGCATAACCTGAATCAATACAGGTAATTGCTATTTTTAATTTCTGATTATTTTCTTTAGTGAAGGATGATAATAAATATTCATCTAATTCTTTCCACACTTCTAATTGGTTAGGATCCCCCCAAAAGATTTTGTATTCAATTACATATACTTGATTATCTGCTGACCATCCAACAACTTGTGCTTCTAATCGGTCTGATTGGCAGTCAATTCCGCAACTGAGAACTAAAACATTTTCAGGAATGGTTTCATGGTCATAGTTTTCTCTACGACTCAGCAAACTATCGGATTCTATTTCTTCGCCTTTTTCTGCAAAACATTCGCCTAATGATGTATTAACCCAAACTCTTAATTGTTCAGGATTATTTTTAGCAACTAAAAATGATTCGACTACTTCTTTCCATGTTCGCCATGATGAATACAATTCATTTAGATGGAAACCAGCAACATTACTTTTATTGCCTTCTTGAATCCATTTACCATTTTGCATCATGTAAGGTTTATCGGATTCATCAATAAGAACTCCACAACTTTTACAAACATAATTTACATTTTTTAAATCTTCATCCCATTTGATGTTTGACCATTCTAAATGTTGGTAAGTATTACAATGCGGACAAGGCACATGATACTTTCTTTGGTCTGATGTATTCCAAGCATCTTGAATTCTACTCATGCCATCTATGGTTGGTGTTGATGTCATTATGATTTTACGATTCCAAAAAGTAGAAGTTCTTTTTCTTGCTAAATCTACAGGATCGCCTTCAGGAGTTGGTTGGTATCTATCAACCTCGTCTAACAAAACAATCCTACATGGTCTTGATGATAATGATGCTGGAGAATTACTTCCTGAAATAACTACAAAACCACCACCAAATGATTTAGATAATATCGTGTTGCCACTATCTCTGCTTTTGGAATCTTTAACTTTACCTCTTAAAGCATCAGAGGCAGTAATCATTTTAGATAATCTTTGTGTAGAAAAGGCTCTTGCCATTTCTAGTGTTGGCATAACTACCAACATTGGTGCTGGATCGTGGGCTATATGATAGCCAAGTATGTTTAGAAGTATTTCTGTCTTGCCAACTTGAGCAGATGACATGATAACAATGCTTTCAATATCTCTGTCATTTAGTGTGTCCATGATGCCACGCTGATATTCAGCACGACTTGTTTTCCATTGACCAGCTTCCGCACTAGATTCAGATGTTAAGACTCTATGATTATCTGCCCATTCAGAAACTTTAAGTTTCTTTGGTGGCTTGAACGTCTGTATCGACTGATTCCAAATTATTCTCAGAGTTTTTTGGAAGTCCTGTGTTTGCGAGTTCATTTAATGCTTCATGTACTTCGGTTGTAATTAAATCTTCTACTTCAGCATAGGATTTAAGACCTAAGACCTGATGTGTTACCTTTGCAGGTATATTTAATAGCTTTGAACGACAATTTGCAATTAAGTTCTGCCAAGTATCTATAACATCATCAGAATGTACTAATTTACTTGATAAAACCGCTACTTCTATTTCTTTGTGATCTGCCTGATGTTTTGTAAGTCGCAACTTCTCTTCGTTTATGTCATTTGGTACATCTTTTAAATGCAATCTTGCTCTTTGTCTAAGATATTCTATATATGCTTTGCGACAGGCATCCATATCCATACCGCCACGTCCAATGCCTTTAGGTAGTATGCCTTGTGATACTAAATTAGAAATATACTGTTTTGTTAAGCCTAAATGTTCGCCAACTTCCTTTTGATTTGCCATGTCTTACTTTTTGACTAATTTTTTGCCTAATCTACGTCTTTTGTCCTTATTCATGCTAGAAGTCTTGAGTTTTCGCCTGCCAATGCTGGTTTTTTTGTATTTATGCTTTACTTCGTTATATTTTGTTTCTTTTTTTACTTTTGCCATTTTATCTTAAATAAACTCAATACTTGTAAGCTGTGCCTAAAAAAATATCGAGCCTCGAAACACCA